CACTAAGACACACTAAGACACACTGAGACACACTGAGACACTTATAGTATACTTCGCGCTCCATACAGACCCTTCGCGTGTCTTTATAACTATACTGAGAGTGTCTGGATGGAGAAGGAACCATATAGCTACTCAGAGTGGCCCAGAGTTTCTTTATAATACTTTGAGAATACTTTTGCGCGAGAGGATCACAGAGTAGCCCGCAGTAGTCATAGAGTTACTCGGAGACATACAGAGTTACTTTGGGAGCCTGACAGGAGGACTATAAGGATTGCTGCGAGATTTCTGCGGGTTTCTCTGGAACGAAATGTCGGTTTCAGGATTTCGGTAGAGCCGCACACCACATCTTCTAGTGTCCCAAAAATTTTCCAGGGTCACTTATAAGTACTCAGAGACACCCACAGGAACTCTATGTTACGTTTCCTCGGATCCGCCAGGAAAATTTTTCCATAAATATAAGGACTGAATATAACCGCGAGACACTCCATGAATCTTCCAGTACCCAAAAATAAAGGTGGTCGTCCACCAGGCGTCAAGAATAAGGTCAAGAAACCCCACAAGAAGCACGCACCACGGGTAAGTATTGAGCAACAACTGAATGTAATCAAATTGGCTACAGGGTCAACTTTGGTGGAATTGATGGGGGAACTTATTAATACCGCTAGGGCCAAATATATGGCCGGTGAGGACCATCGCGGATACATTCAGCTAATGACACACTTTTCCAATAAGTTTACGGAGGAGTTACCTAAGGTAGTTAATGTAACCTCATTGACAAAAGATGAGGCTACTGCTATACTGCTGGATCAGTCTGAGGCTATTCATCGGAAGATGTTACAGTATTCCAAGGAAAAGCCGGAAACCGCGGCATACGCAGAGAAGATTGAGGAAGAAATGGATCGTGATGCGGATGCCATAGATATTGAATGTAGGGTGGTAGAGACACTTACTAAAACAAGTAGTACTGAATAGGAGATTTACATGGATATGGAACAAGATAAGGTAACTATGCACAATGGACTTCCTGTGGACCGTAAGGATGAGGCAATGGAGGTCTTTACTAAGTTCCAGGAGGATTATAAGGAACTGATGGATGACCAGGTACTCTGTTCAGTGATTCAGGGATTGGACTTGTATTTGATGATTAATGGATATGCACTGTCGGAAGATCCGGTGGAGAACTTTGATAAACGCCTTCGGTATGTTGGGGATCTGGTTCGTTTCTTTGTGACAACTATTCGTAAACAACGGGATGGTTCGGATGAGTGATATTACATTCCAGAGGGAGTTTCTGAGGGATATGTGGAGGGAACTGGAACCAGTACTTCCACTACATTACAAGGAACTGGCATTAAATCAGGATTGTATACCTTTGGACATAAATTGGGAAAGGTATCATGAACTGGAAAAGGCTGGAGTTCTTCATGTATTCACGGCACGTAATGATAGTGAACTTATTGGATATATCATAACCTTGATTACACCGCATTTGCACTATAACAGCACAATTCATGGATTAGAAGATATCTATTACGTGAAGAAGGAATATCGGGGTAATGGAATCGGGTATAACTTCTTTCAGGTGTATTTGGAAGAAATGAAGCGTAAGCGGGTAAAGAAGCTGATCGTATCTACCAAAGGACACCAGAATCACCAGAAGATGTTTGAAGCACTGGGATTTGAGGTATCAGATATTGTGTTAGTGAAGGTACTATGAGGTATGTGTTTTTCCTCATAGTATGGCTTCTTTTGTGTTGGATAATGAATATAAAGAAATGACCAAGGGTGCTTGTCCCTAGTAGCCTGTTTGGTAGAGTTCGGGTGGTCGGTAAACTACTGTTTCTTTCGGATATTCTCTAGGTGTTTCTTGAACAGCGATGTGGCATAGTCCATATATGCCTTGTTTGAGGTAAAGTTCTCACGGCCAATGCCAGCTAGATCCGCCTTGGTCATCTTCAGTGCTTCCCCATAATCCCGTTCCATCTGTGATCCTGCTGGATTACCGGCAGTGTGTTCCTTGATATTCTTGTTGATTACCTGTACAGGATCCTTTTCCAACTTCTGCTTGAATCGGTTAATGGCTCCTTCGGTGGCATTCTTCTCTACCGAACCTTGGTCGATAATCTCAACCTTTCCATTCGGACCCATCTTCACTACCATTTCATTGGCCCTTGCTCGCGTATCAACTGCATCAACGGTATTGAGAGGTGTGTATTCTCCCGTTCGTGTGTTGATCTTATAGCGAGTCTCACCCTTGGCGGCTTCAGACTTCAGGCGACTTTGTGCCTCCAGGGATGCACTGGACTCACCTGAGGCATTGTTCTGTATAGATGCTAACGGTTTCTTAAGAGTTCCTTCGGAAGGCTTATTGAAGTCATTAGCTTTGATAGTCGGAAATTCCTTGTTTAGGGTTTCAGAAGAAATAATGTTACCTTTGTTATCCCTTATTACACTATCCAACTTACCGGCAATTGTAGACTTGAGGGCTGATTGGGCGAGACCTTGGATCAGATTCTTATCTACCGTAGCACCTATTCCATATTCCTTATAAAGCCAAGCACGTACCGAATTAATCATGGTACGAACGAGTCCATTCTCCGGAGAAGTCTCAGCCAGTCTTGCGGATACTTCACGCAGGAAATGGGTTGACTTCTCGGGGAACTTCTCAGCAGGGTATAGTTTCTTTACCGTGGTCCATGCATTCACCACATCAGCATCACCGCGCTTGAAGGCTGTCTTGATACCATTGAGAACTTGGCCATACTTCTCAAGACCAAGCATTCTTGGCATTCCATAGTGTTCGCCAAGTTCGTGCATGACTAGATTAGGAATCTCTGAAGGTGCCACACGGTTAGCATAGATTTCAACGTGACCTGTACCACGTTCTCCAGGAACATAGGCACCCTTGGCATTAGGGAACTCTTTGGCTGTAGGGGTAGAATCACCTTCACCAATGATCCGGACAAGTCCTTTACCTGGACGAGTAGACAACACATTAGGGGCTTCTTCACCGAATGCTTGCTTCATCACCGAACGTGTGGTGTTTACCCAGACACCTTCTTCACCGGAACGCATCTTCTGACCACCATAGGTTTCTATGAAGGCTTTCTCGTTGGGAGTGATACTCGGATTGGCTTGGTACTCTCTTTCGAAATCCTCACGGAGAGCCTTGGTAAGTTCCTGACCATTAGCGAAGTCGGTTAGTTTACCTGTCTTTGTAATGTTTCGGGCTTGAATTGAATCCTTGAGTGCCTTAGCACCCAACTCAGCGGCACCAGCAGCGGCACCAGCAATAGGACCACCTACAGCAGTTGCACCACCGACTACACCAACCTTTGCGGCAGTACCTAGCTTGTGTTGCAATGCGTCAGCCAATACATCACCCACCTTACCAAGAACGCTTGGCTTAGGAAGTTTGTCTGGTAGACTCATGGTCTTTGCTGTATCACGAATCTTTTCCAATTGAGATAACACTTCAGAAGAAAGATTTGCGCGATGCTTTTCGATTAGATTGGCGATCTTCTTAGTATCAACTGAGGTGATTACGTCGCCTGTTGTTCTAACGATACCCTTCGTTTTGATTTCAGAGATAGCTTGAGCATCTTCAGGAAGTTTTGATGTAATATCACCCAGAGCAGAATTTATGATTCGTGCTTGGTATTGGAAATGGTCTGCAACTTCAGGATGACTCTTTGCTAATTCTTGTTCGCGCTGAAGAACCTTAGCAGCCTGCTCATTCTTTCCGATTGCGCGAAGTCCAGCAGCTTGAAGTTGTCCCTTGGTAAGTTGTCCCTTTTGCTCAGGATCCATACCAAGTGCTGATGCATCTTCGTGTGCCTTAACCACACCACTAGAGAACTTCTCGCGGTCAGCTACCTTGACAGACATAGGAACATCATTCTTCAGTGCTTGTACTGCGCGATCACCTAGTTCAATTCCACCTTTGATTGCGGCACCTGCGCCAGCTTTAACTGCCGGACCAGCAACAAACGGAAGGAAGTCTGTAGTGATTTCGTGTGACATCTTCGAACCGGTAACAGCCTCAACAGCTTTACCGGGAAGATCAATAACCTTGGCAGGGTACTTCATGACCTTACCCACATTCTCAGAGTATTCTTTACCCTTTTCTGTAGTGGGTTCGTATGTGGCTAATTCTTTACCCTTGTGATAAGCATTGGATGCGGCTTCGGTAGCAGACTCACCTTCGGCTTGTGGGAGTAGACCAGGAGCAGTTGCAGCGAGGAATGGAGCAGCCATTGAGCCAGCCATTTGTAGAGCAGCCTCACCCACACCCTTTGCTTTGTCTAGGAGTGTTTCTTCCTTCTTTGGTTCGGGTTTCTTACCGCCATCGATATTCGTCAGTTTCTTTCCTGAGAACTCTTTAGCAGCACGTTCTGTAACCTGGTCGGGAGTAACATCATCCGGCACACCTTTATACTGGTGGGATGATCCATCATCAAACTGAAGGGTGATATCTCTTGTCATGATTACCAGTTCGAAACGGTTGGCTTGCTGGATTCTTTTGGAGCAGAACCTTCTAGTTCCCTAACAGTTTCCGGATTAAGTTTCTCATTGAATCTCTTATCACCACCTGTACCTGAACCTGAAGTATATTGCAGACGAAGGCTTCCAAGTTGGCCAGAAAGAAGTTTCTTAGCTTGGTCAATGGCACCCTTCAATTGTGCAGGTGAATTTGCATTGTCAAACAAACGTTGCATTTCTTCACGATCTTGCACACCGCCACCACTTGTTCCTGCAATAGCTTTGATAACTTCACTTGCAACAATCTTCTTGGCAGTTTCGAAATTAGTAACTTCGGGATGACCGAATTGAGTAGCAATATAGTTGGTAACTTTATTCAAGGCTTGTGTATCATTGTTATCCAACTTCTTAACGTCATCAGAAAGCAATGCCAAGTGAGACACAGCGGTATTCAAAGCCGTTACTCGCTTGGCTTCCGTACCACTTGAGAATGCTGCATCAGTCTTGATTTGTGCCTTAGCTTCACCACGTTGGCCAACAACCTTATCGGCATATTCTTCTGTGGTCAATCCTGCGGTCTTAGCACGTTGGGCAATAACATCCATAACGGCGTCACGTTCCTTCTTATCAAGTCGTGTGAGTGCCGTTGGGTCCTTTTCGAACATAGATGCCAACATTTCAACACGATCCTTGCTAGGAGGTGTTGCCTCTGAACGCAACTTGGCAGCTTCGGCAGATAGTTTTTCTTCTTCTGCCTTCTTGTAACGAAGTTCTTCTTCTGCCTTGGCTTTATTCTGAATGGCAATGAAACCAGCCGATTGGGCGTGTTCTTCCCGAATCTGGTCGATATTGAATGGCTTATTCTTTTCGGCAGCCAATTGTTTCTTGATTTGATCCGGAAGATTAGGATTCTTTAGTGCTTCATCAATGTGGGCATCAAGAATAGTCTTGGCAGCAGCCATAGCGGTATTCTTATCACCACCCTTGTTGATGATTGAATCATAGGCTTCGGTAACACCGCCAGTAGCATCATTGATCATCGCTGTTGCTTGTTCCATTTGCGCACGTTGTTCCTTGTTGGCATTGATGTATGCTTGTTGCTGTCTTTCGGCAGTCTCAGCCTTCTTGGCTTCAATGTCCACAGAGTTCTTTTGTGCGGATAGTTGGGATGACTTGAATGCGAGAGCCTTCTGAGGATTGATACCAGATTGAAGCATGGCTTGATAGGCCTTGTCATCATAGTTCGGATCCTTAGGATCAATACTCTTTAGAATATTTCCCATTGTAGCAGAATCTCGTTGATCCTGTTGCATGGCTTGATATTCCATCTTCATGGTACCCAACTTCATTGCGTTTTCTTGGGCAACCACAGGATCAGGAATAGCAAACTGCTTTACCTGTAGGGGAATGCTGGCATCGACTTCTGACATATTGTATCCTTAGCTTAGAACTGGAACTGGCGGATTGTAATAGGAACTCATGTTCATATCTATCGGTGCCAATTGTTCGGGTGTTAGGGCTTGAGGTCCTGCTGCACCACCTGACGGATCACCTGTTGGACCAAAACTATATGGTGTTGATTGCGTTCCGCCGTACTGAGACATTGTGTAAGCATTCAATCCAACTTGACCACCTTGAGACAATGCACTACCCCAAGCATTCGCTGAACCAACTTGACCGGCAGCCTGAGCATTACCGGCACCAATTGTGTTGCTTGATATTGCATTGGTCATGTTAGTGCCGGCAGCATTCAATTGAGAAGTAGCTGTCTGACCAACATTAGCAAGAGATTGTGTGGCTGCAAGAGTACGACCCGTTGTTTGCATGTAACGATTGTATGCATCATTGTACGAGGTATTTGCCAAACCTTGGTTGAATTGCGACAATGCCTGAGTAGTTGCCGGTGAAGTATATGTTCCGGCCGCAGCACCACGAGCATTGATGGCAGCTTGACCTTGTTGTTTCTGAAAGTTGTATCCTGGGTCTTGTTGAAACTGTGCCATGCTAAATGGCGTATTGAATTGTCCACCAGGTTGCAGACCAGCTTGTAGTGTACTCAAAGCACCTTGGCCAGCTTGTAGCCAGGGTTGAAGGTTCTGTTGTTGGGTTAGAAACTCTTGATATTGTAGTTGCGATGCAGCCTGAGCAGATTGTGCTTGGGTCTGAGCAGCACTAGTGGCTGCATCAGCTTGCATTGAGCCACTAATCAGACTACCACCTACGGCGGCGATTCCGGCAGTTATTCCCATTATAGTTCCTTATGTCTTACGGTTAATCGTCGCGGTTATAGCTATACTTACCCTTGTAGCTTGTCTTGGGTCCGTATTTGTAATCTTCTTCGCACACGATGGATTGCTTAACTTTTTGAAGTACTTTCTTGTTGGTGATGGAGTTGATCTTTGCAGATACATCATAGTCATCACTCAGGTCTGGCAGACCACGGAAAGGCTCTGGTGCGCAAACGATTTCATCTTCAACGTGGAGTCTTTTAATGTCTTTGCGATTCATTTGATTATCCTTGGTCCATAAATACGGTATACTGTAACTATTTATGATTATTTGGAACAACAGAATATAAGGAATATATGTCAAATCCACTGCACGATTTACCCTTTGAGGACATTGTAAAGGCCTGGGATGAGTTCGATGAAGGTGGTACCAACATCGCCGGCATCCGGGCACTTTGTCTAAATGACCTCTACTATCTATTAGTCAAGGTTTGTGGTCGAGTAGACCTTTTGCACCCTTGGTCCTATGAAAGATGCCGTGAAGTTGAAGCGGAACCCAATGGTTATCTGGATCTTTGGGGACGAGAACACGGTAAGTCATCTATCATCACCTTCGGTCTAACTCTACAGAACATTCTACAGGATCCAGAGATTACTATCGGTATTTTTTCTGAGAACTATTCCCTTGCACAGAAGTTCCTGTCCCAGATCAAAAAGGAATTCGAATCCAACAAGATTCTACTGGCTGCATTCCCGGATATCATCTGGACTAATCCTCAAGTCGAAAGTCCTAAGTGGAATGAAGATTCCATTACAGTTCGCCGCAAGGGTAATCCAAAGGAACCAACTATTGAGTGTCAGGGTCTACTTTCCCTGAAAACTGGTGCCCACTACAAACTCCTGATTTATGATGACGTTATTACCGTAAACTCCGTGACTTCCACTGAGACAGTCCAGAAGATTAACTCATACCTTGAGTTGTCTTTGTCACAGTCCCAACAGGGTGGTCACAAGAGGTTCATTGGAACTCGATATTCTCATGCAGATTCGTATCAGCACATCATTGACCGTGGAATAGCCACACCAAGAGTGTATCCAGCTACGGATGATGGTGGTCCGAACGGAAAACCAGTACTTTTCACCGAGGAATACTGGGAACAGAAGAAACGTGAGAACTCCACCTTCAATCTGTCGTGTCAATACCTACAATCACCCTCTGCGGCTGATCAAAAGGTGTTCGATATCTCTAAACTGTGTGCATATGAGGTTCGTCCATACAAGTTGAACGTAGCTATAGTGGTCGATCCCGCTAAGTCTATGAAGAAAGGCTCTGCTGAGACAGCTATTCTTGTTATCGGTATTGGTGCCAACAAGAGGAAGTATCTACTGGACGGTGCCTGTCACCATATGACACTATCACAGCGTTGGGAAACACTGAAGTTGCTTCATTACAAGTGGAGAAGGGACCCTGGAGTAGGTAATCTACAGGTCGGATATGAAGTTTATGGTTCAGGACAGGTTGACCTTGACTATTTCCAGGAACAAATGCGCAAAGAGCAGGCCGGACGATTCATTATCAAGCCCCTAACATCGGCACTGAATGGATCCAACCGAAAGGGTGACCGGATTGAGAGAATTCAGCCGGATATCAACTATTCCAACATCTTCGTGCCCTATCCTACAGATCAAAAGGCACTTACCAAGTCTCAGTTGGGTGCAATTAAGGAAGGATGCGATTATCGGATCAGTAGACCTATCAAGAAGGTCAATCACCTCAAACAGGTGTACGATTTGACTGAATTGTTCATCAATGAACTGGACAACTATCCTTTCGGCCGACTTGTTGACTGTCTTGATGCTTTTTCTCGTATTTACGATATGGATATGGCTGCTCCACAGCACGCACAGAGAAGTGCCAGCTTATCCGAGGATGAATTGCTCTAATAAGGAATTCATAAATATACATTACAGGGAGAATATATGGCTGATATCATTTCCGTCGAAGAATTCGATGACAAGATTGCAGAGGAACTTGCAGTATACACAGGACACCTACTACAGAGGAAGTACAAGGGTTATTGCTGGGGTGTTCGCGTTCTACAAAACAAACCCCCTATGGTTGGTATCTGTCTAGCAGAGTTGCTACAGTTTGGTGATGCCAACGTTATGGTTATCAATCCGGTTGATGTTAGTTGCCGTGATGAGTTCGATAAGATCGTTATCCGTCTTGGTGGTGAACTTCTGGAACGTGCCTCCTTGTCCAGAAATGGTTCACAAGGTGTTCAAGTTACCAAGCGACCAGATGGATTCCATAAGAAATTCGATAAGACACAAAAAGAACGAACAGTGGTATTGAAGGATCAGTTCGGCAATCCAATACGTTAAAGGAACAACATGGCAAGCATAACCATAAATGACCGAAGCATTCAACCGCCATCATCTAATCAGAAACCAAATTCTGGTGATGAGGAAATCGCTAAAGGTCTAGCCAAGGATAAGTTGACCGTCGGTCTTGCCGAAGAAACTACTCCTGTGAATGATGAAGTTCAAGACGAACTTCCTAAACTGACGGTTTCGGAAACTCAATGGCTGGCTAAGAGTCGCGCTGCATTTGATAGTAGCACATCATTCTTCAATGACAGTGTACGCGGCAAGTTGGATGATTCTATCCGTGCTTTCCATTCCCAACACCGTTCAGGTTCACACTTCAGTACAACTACCAACCAGTTCTCGTCTAAGGTATATCGTCCTAAGACCCGTTCCGTTATTGACAAGTATGAGGCCGCTGCTGATGCTGCATACTTCAGTAATCCGGACGTTATCTCTATTGAAGCAGAAAATCCTTCCGATCCAAAGGAAGTTGTATCTGCGGTAGCTGTCAAGGCTCTAATGCAGTATCGTTTGACCAAGAGTGTTCCTTGGTATCAAATTGTTATTGGTGGATTCCAAGATGCTCAGGTACAAGGTCTTGCCGTTGCACACTACTACTGGAAGGTTAAGGTAGAGGATGAAATTAAAGTGGAAGGTGGCACTGAGACAAAGACAAAGAAATTCGCTGAGGATAAGCCGGCTGTAGAATTGGTACCTCTTGAGAATTTCCGTTTTGATCCAAACGCAAGTTGGTTGGACATTGTAGGTACTTCTCCATATCTGATTCACCTGCGCCCAATGTATATCGGTGAAGTTAAGGAGAAAATCAAGAGTGGTTTCTTCAAAGACTTCAGTGATAACGAACTAATTGCCGCCCAATCTTCTGTCAAGGAAGGTGGTACAACTCGCACAGCACGTTCACATTCTAGCTCTGATCCAGTCGATAGGACAGCCAAAGAAGTCAGTGATTATGAATTGATCCTTGTACAGGAACACATTCACCGTGTTGATGGTCAAGACTGGGTATGGTACACCATCAATAACACACTGATGCTTCGTGATCCTGTGATGATTGAGGAACTTTACTTCACTGGTAAGCGTCAATATGTTGTTGGATCATGCGTACTAGAAACCCATAACACCTATGTTTCAAGTACACCGACCAAGCTATCAGGTATTCAAGAAGAACTGAATGAGGTTGCCAATCAAAGACTGAACAACGTTAAGCTGGCCTTGAACAAGAAGTTTATTGTCAAGACAGACTCAGAGATTGACTTGAGTGCCTTGCTTCGTAACCAACCAGGTTCGGCAGTGTTCACACAGAATCCCACAGAGGACGTTCGTGAACTATCTACACCTGATGTTACACAATCATCTTACCTAGAGCAAGACAGACTGAATGCTGACTTTGATGAGTTGGCAGGTAACTTCTCACCACAGACCATTCAGACTTCCAAGCAACCTGGTGGTGCTGAAACGTGGCGTGGAATGCAGATGTTGAACTCTAATGCCAACGTATCACTTGAACACCAACTCAGAATCTTCACGGACACCTTCGTTGTTCCGTTGCTTCGTGGTATCATTCAACTTGAAGTTAAGTATGAAACTGATGATATGGTAATGGCACTTGTTGGTAAGCAAGCCAACCTTATGCGTTATGGAGTAGATGCCATGACGGATGAAATGCTCAAGGCTGATCTAGTGGTGAAGTGTAATGTAGGTATGAATGCTACAGACCCAACCACGAAGATGGGTAAGTTGACTGCCGTTATCGGTACACTACAGAACATCATGAAGATGCCTTCATCACGTATGTTTGATATGAAGGAACTATCGAAGGAAATGTTTGCTAATGCTGGTTATGGTGATGGAATGCGATTCATCAATCAAGAACAAGATCCTAACATGATTCAAATTCAGCAAGAGAATCAAATGCTGAAGATGAAGCTGATGAAGGGTCCTGAAGCTAAGGGTCAAATTGAACTTCAAAAGGCCCGTGAAAACAACCAAACCAAGTTGGCAATTGCTTCACAACATGAGAAGGTGGATGCTGCTAAGTTCATGGCAACACACGCCTTTGAAGTGGCCAATCAACCGGTTGGTCAACCGCAAGGTGCGCCAGGTATGCCAGGAGCAACACCTCCAGGAGCAGCAGGAGAGCAAATACCTAAGCAACTTTAATATAAGGAATATAAATGTATAATCCAATACAGAAGTGGAAGGAAGAAAAGGAACGTAAGATTCGTGAGAAGTTGGAAGAACAAATCATACGGTCTGAACAAGTTAGGAACTTTTTCTCGACAGATACAGGTAAGTACCTTGAGGCTAGAATAGCTCAGGACATTCAGAGTGTAAAGGATAGGTTGGTAAAGGTGGACCATAGGGACTCCAATGCCATCCAGGATTTACAGAATGAGTATTTGGCTATCAACAAGATCAAGTTCTACTTCGCTCAGGCATTACTTGATGGTTCTAATGCTGAGAAGGCTTTGAACTTGAATTCTTCCTACGAACAGGAAGAATAACCATAAATATCTCGTTAATATAACAATCTAACTTATAGGAGTTACCATGAGCGATAAGATTCTGTCTGGAGCCGAGGATTCAGTCCTGGCCGCAAATGAAAAGAAGTCTGTTGAAAAGGATGCCGTAGAAGAACGCATGAAGTTGATGCGGGCTAGAGAAGCACAGAAGGTTGACTGGAGAAACAAGATTGCCGAGGAAGCCCAGGCTGCCCACGACAAGAACGATGAACTGATGTTCGGTATCAAACCTCAGGATGAGAACGTTGAAGTTGAAAGTAAGTCCGAAGAAGTGGTTGATACACCTGCTGAGGAAGGTGGAGAATCATCTACTCTTGATGGAACGACGAAGATAACTCGCGTTATCAATGGTAAGGAAGTTACCCGTACAGCCGAGGAATGGTTTGCTATTGCAGCTAAGGTCGAAGAAGCTGATCTGTATTATGAGGAAGCTGTTCGCCAAGTTCACTCAAAGAAGGTAGAAACACCAGCAAAACCTAAGGTTGATACTAAAGAATTAGCAAAAAAGCTACAGTTGGGTTCGGAAGAAGATGCTGTTGAAGCTGTTGATACACTTCTGAAGGAAGCAATCGACCAATCCAATGAAGTTAAGCGTCAGGAAGATAACCGTAAGGCTGGACAGGCTATCTTCAACAACTTCGCCAAGGATTATCAGGATTTGCTGAGTGATCCAGTGCTGAATGCTGCTGTTATGAATATGTGTGACGTTACCTATGCAAATAAGGTGTTTGATCCGGATCCCCTGGTCAATTTTGATAAGAAGATGCGTTTTTGTGGTGAGCAAGTACGTGGTTGGAAGAAGGGTCTTGCAGATGTTACAGTGAAGGATAAGGCCAAGGAAGAACTCCTTAACAAAAAGGCTAAAATCCAGAACTTGAACACTTCAGGAGCTAAGATGAACGGTGGAAATGATGGAAAAGTTCTATCGGAGAAGGAAGCAAGGGAACAAGCGGTCGCCGGAATGTTTGCTGCCCGTAAAAAAGGTCGTATTTAATTTTAGGATCAGTTACCTTATAAATATAATTAATATATGAAACGAAATCTTTCCTCGAGGATGATTTCGAACCTAAAATAACTTTTGAAAAGGAAACACAAATGTCAGGTCAACTTTGGAGTCAATCGACCGCTGGTGGATACTTCTATAGCAATCAACTTTCCAACGTTCTGCGTACATACGTTCAGCCGTTGACAAAGTTCCGTCAGTTTTGCGACGGTGAGCAAGTATTCGGTAAGCACCGTGGTCAAACATTTACATGGGACGTTGTATCCGATCTAGCCAATCCTGGTGGTGTTATTGCAGAAACCAACACGATTCCTCAAAGCAACTTCACCGTTGCCCAAGGAACTCTGACGGTTACTGAATTTGCAAACGCCGTGCCTTGGACCGGAATGCTGGAAGACCTTTCGAAGTTCTCTATCGATGGTCCTGTCGGTAAGACACTGAAGAACGACTGTGCTAAGACGCTTGACCGCGCGGCATGGTTCCAGTTCACCAAGACACCGCAACACTTTATCGCTTCGGGTGGTACTGATGCTGCTGCTCTTACGTATTTCACGAACGGTACTGTTACAGGTACAAATAACGTTGCTCTCGGAACCGGTCACCTGAAGAATCTGGTCGACCACATGAAGCAATCGAATATTCCGGCATTCCTGGGTGATGACTACTACGCAATCGCCAATGTTTCGACGCTGCGTACAATCAAGAACAGCCTGGAAGGTTTGCACCAGTACAGCGCCACCGGTCTTGATCTGATCATGCGCGGTGAAATCGGCCGTTACGAGAATACCCGTTTCGTTGAACAAACCAACATTGCTCCGGGCGTGGGTGTTACCGGTATTGCTAACGGTTCGACCGGTGGCGATATGGTTCCCTGGACAAATGGCAAGTCAGACTGGGCTTTCTTCTTCGGTGAAGATACAGTGTATGAAGGTGTTGTTGAGCCAGAACAACTGCGTTACCAAATCGCTGGTGACTACGGTCGTTCAAAGGGTATGGCATGGTACGCCCTGCTTGGTTTCGGTATCATCCAAACCCAAGCATCGCAAGCCCGTATCTTTATGTGGGACTCACAGGCTTAATAGTTGAGTATAGGGACCGTCCATTTGGGCGGTCCCAACCACTAAAAAGGAAAAGGATATGGCAACAAAAGCATTTTCATACGAGAGTTCAGTGTACCAGCAACACATGGTGGTGCCGGTTGGTTCTCTTGCAGCAAATGTGGCTGTCGCTCCGTTTTCAAGTACGGTATTGCTAGGTGCTGCTGTAACAGTAACTACCGCATCTTCGAACGCAACGACATACCTAACTCTCAACCAGGTTACAAATGGGAATACTGTTCCCCTAACTACTGTTAATGTCTCTACCTCTGCCGCAGGATCAGTTGTATATGTTCCTTCATCAGCAGCTAAAGGTGGTGTGATTTTGGCACAAGGTGATATGGTATCACTAACATCTAACACAGCAGCTACTACTCTAGCAGTACAAGCAGCAGTTGAGATTGGTGTTGCAGAAGAAGGTTCAGTTCAGGCTTAATAACAAAGGAAAAGGAAGAATCATGGCAAAAGTAATGGAAGATCGCACTCTTGACCCAGTTAAGTATGGCGAAATCGAAATGAAGCGTCGCACCAAGGGTACTCCGTACACCAATGGTGGTACTGGCTTCAATCTGAATTTCAACCATATGCCGCCGGGCACAGAACTTGAAAATCAAGATATGGCAATGGATGTTAAGGAAACGATGAGCAAGAAGCCGTTTGGTCCGATCTTGGTGTAATCTCTGATTAACCAGAAGGAGGACCTATGAAGTACACAGTTGAAGATGCTCTATGTAAAGAGCAGATGAAGTATTCACCTACCTTGCCTATCAAGACAAAGGGTAATACTTCCAATCGGAACAAGGTTTGGATTGACCAAGTTCAGGTTGATGGATTGATTTCTGGTGAACAAACGCGAGTACAGCGTGATCCAGAGAACAACTTCGTCAATCAAGCCGAACTCAATATGAACTATGATCCGACATTCGACGTGGATGCCTGCCGCGCTGGTTACATTCGAAAGGACCTAAATCCCCTAGAGAATGAATACACGGGACAGCATTACGTTGGAATGTACGAAACGGTAACACGCGAAGATAAGGAAACTGGTGATAAGGTTACTGGATTCCTTGAAAGAAACAACTACCTTGATCGCATCTAGACCAATAAAAAGAAGTAGATAGTTTAAGAGCCCCATTCGGGGCTCTTTTTTTACTTCAATTCCTTGTAAATGATGTTCCATACAGTGTCCGGTGATATTTGAGCCTGGCACTTAGCTACACCAGTCTCATCATCCCTTTCCATGTACTTCCAGCCATCGTCGTTCAGGTGTAGTCTGTGTAGACACTTACCACAGCACTCCGATGACAAACTTTCAGTGTTATGCCAGTCTCTACTGAGGTTATTCTTGCTGGAATGGCTTAGAAATAGAACTTTTTTCATCGGTTCACAGCACATTCCATTGAGTAATCCAGTCTCAGGACCAACAAGAACATCTGCGTACAATTGAATAAAGGTCAAGGATTGTCTGATGGACCATGCTCCGGATCTACAGTGTACCCGTGATTCCTCTTGCCAACCACCTTCCAAAGCTACTGCATCATCACCTCCCAAGGTAACAACGTCAACATCAGGAAGCATAAGCATTGTTCTGGCAACTATGGTGTCGAAATAAGGCCATACCTTATGCAAGGAACTTCCATTCATAGCATAGCATAGAAGTTTCTTACCAGGCATCTTAGAACGTTCTTCTTTTGCCCAATTAATCTCAGCATCAGTCGGATAGAACTTTACATCAAGTTTCTTGTATGGTAATCCAGCTAGTTCATGCATAAAGGCAACATAGTTGGCATTCAGATACTTGTTACGAACTTTATCGGGCCAATGGAACTGTGGGTGATTCTTATTGGGTAACCAAGCAACCTCCACAGATCCGCATAGATTTACCCATCGTTCATGCTTAGTTTCCAACCAATCCCAATACATTTGTAGCTCATTGTTACGAATGATATTCCTGTCAGTACCAACAATCTCATCGATATTTGGGTTATTCTGAAGTACGGTTGCCGCTGGATTCTGACCATATACAGTCACATGATAACCCATCTTCTTGGCTTGTGCAGCTACGGAAGTGACTTGTAGAAGGTCTCCGATTGCTCCGAGTCTCATGATACCAATATTCTTCTTAGGAATTACTGGTTCTTCATAAGGAACCACACCATTGGTAGATTTGATTTGAATACTCAAGTTCCAAGAACCGTTGTATTTGCAATGTAACATCAAACGACCACCGGATACTAACTTATTGCTATATTCCTCAACCATAGGAGAAGGAATATTTTCCATGGTAATGAATACAAAATCCAACGAGTTATCCTCGATTTCCAGGGGGATTGTTGGGTCCTTTACCTTGAATCTTGCTAGGTCCTTGTACGCAAGAGGATCATCTTCAGTGACAATCTTCACTGCTTTGGGTAAGACATTGAACTTGTTGTTTGATACTTCAATCCCTTTGCCATTGATGTGTCGGACCATATTCCAACGACAATCACTGAGGTGTTGAAGATACTCTAGCTGTTCGGGGGTTTGTTCCATGGTTATACTCCTTATATTGGTTGGATATTTATGGTCATCTGAGAACTCATAAATATAGGTAAATACTGTATTGGAGAATAACCTTGCTTATCACCATCATCGATCAGGGCGCCGTCGCTGGTGCCTTTGCGCTAAGGTGCGCAGAACATGGCCATACCGTTAAGTGGTTTATTGAACCCAAACCAGGTAATAACCAAAAGATTGGCACAGGACTCCATCCAAGCATAGAGAGGGTTAAGCAATGGCTCCCCTGGGCTGGAAAATCTGATTTAGTCGTATCTACAGAGAACGGCAACTATCTACCTAAGCTGGAGATGCTTCGAAAAAGAGGTATCGCTGTATTCGCTCCTAGTCAAGCTGTTGCTGACTTGGAAATTGACCGTAAGAAGGGTATGGACTTTCTGGAAGCACACGGTATCAAAGTTCCGGAATACAAGACCTTCAAGAATATTAAAGAGGCACAGAAATATGTGTACGACAATCCTGCTCGTTACGTATTCAAAACACTTGGTGATAATGATAACAAGGCCTTATCATTCGTAGGTAAGACACCACAACAGATGATCCAACAACTACAGACCTGGATGGACAATAAGGTACCCATCAAAGGCGATGTTATGTTGCAGGAATTCATTGAAGGTGTCGAATTCGGATGCTCACGTTGGGTCGGTAAGGATGGATTCTTCGGACCCATTGAGGAATCATTCGAACACAAGAAGCTGTTCCCAAGTGAAAAGGGTGTCAATACAGGTGAAATGGGTACAGTAGCCAAGTATGTAACCGAGAGCAAGTTATTCGACAAGGTACTCAAGCCACTTGAAGAAGATTTAGTCAAGATGGGTGCCTTCACATCAGTAGATATCAACTGTATCATCGATAAGAAAGGTAATCCGTGGCCACTAGAGTTTACAAGTCGCTGGGGATGGCCTATCTTCAATCTGGTATTGTACGCACACAAAGGTGATCCTGCACAGTGGATGTATGATGCTTGTAAGGGTAAAGAAACACTCAAAGCATCTAAAGATGTGATGATTGGTATCGTTTTGGTTATACCTCCATTCCCATTCGAGGATAAGGACCAAGTAACCGAGAACATTCCCATCTATGGTATCACAAAGAAGAACTGGGAGAATATTCAACCTCAATCCGTGATGGCAGGTAAGTTCATCGATGAGGTTGATGGAGAAATGAAGGAAGTTGATGGTTGGGTTACTGCTGGGTCTTACGTTCTAGTTGTTGTTGAAACAGGAAAGACAATCGAAGATTCCCGAGATAAGGTATACAAGATCGT